CAACATCTTGACCATTTTTATTTGTCAATCTGCTTTCAATTTCATAGAATCTTTTTTCTTGAGTGTGTTTTTTATCCCAAACATCAACTTTTCCAAAAGAACTTCTATATCCAGTCATAGGAGCTGGAGAATCTTCTTCTTCATCCTCTTCAATTTCTTCTTCTTCTTCTTCTTCAATTTGGTGTTCTGGTGTGTGGTCATTTTCTTCAACAACCTCTTCTTCTACATTTTCAACCTCTTCATCCATTTGACCAACTTTGATACCCTTAAATTTCTCATTTTTAGCGTAAACGATAGTGATAGTATCTTCATCTTCAATAATTTCTTTAATGTGTCTAGTGTGTATTGTTCGTTCCATATTTTCATTTTCTTTTATTTGTGATTCGCAAATAGCGTACCTTTGTTTTGTATCATATTCTTTATTCATAGTCAAATCAGCCATACACCGATTCATAAATTCTTTTTTTGTTTCGTTTTCTTTAGGCTTTGGAATCGGCATCTTGCATTATTTTTATTATTTCCTTATGAGAATCAAAACTCATATACACATCTTTACCATCTAATTTATGCAAATGATATCCATTTCCATCTCCATTCCATCCAAGTTCTTTAGCCATCGCTATTGCTTCTTCTTTTGTATCAAATAAAGGCATTTCAATGTTGTCTGTAATCATCGAACCCACTTTTTTTCTTAAATTCTTTTCTTCTTTCATTTTAATAACTACTGGATGAGATGAGGGTAATAAATCTGTGTCGTGTTTGCCGCTTCTAAACTTACCATTTTTCAAAGCATATAAAAAAGAGTTCACTCTCGCCAACGCCCACTGCTCTGGAGATTTCACACTTGGTCTCACAGAACCTGGATTTGTATTGTATGCTCCAACACCTCTATCAAAAACCTTTTCAAGTGTTTTATATGTCACTTTCAAATTCCAGTCTTTTTTCATTTTTGATACCTCTTCATTGTGGTCCTTCATTTTATTTTGTAAAGATTTCTTTATTGCAGCACTAACTCTTTTTTCTTCTTCATTTGCAATTTGATTTCTTTTTTTTGTTGACCATCCAACAGCTGGTTCTCCACCCCAAAGTTTCCAGGCTATCGCTCCAGCACTTGGATATCCTTTTTCTCCTGGATTGAAACCTTCAGCTTGTTTGTCAACTTCGTGTCTTTTCAAATATGAATACATTTTTTTAACTCTCTCAACTGTCATTTCATTGTTGATTATCATATTTGCTGTTCTCACTCCTACCGCTGTACCTCCTCTTCCAAACTCTTTTCTCATTTCCAATCCCATCTTTGCTTGTTCAATCATTCCTTTTGTTACTGATAAATCTATATCAGAAACTGCTCTTTTTTTTTTTAATGAACGCTCATTTGCATCTCCTTTGCTTAGTGTACCTCCTCCAATAATATCATTCAATGTCGCCATATTCAACTGCATAAAATGATTTTGTCCTCCATCTATTGTTGGGAGCTCTTCAAAAGTTCTTATTTCATCAATGCTTAAAGCACCAATATTTAGCATTGTTCTGTAATATTCTGCTCTGTCTTTTGGTGTACCTCTTAATAAAGCATTGACAATGAATTTTGTTTCAACTTTGCCTTGCTCATTTGTTCTGAATAATTTACAATTCATTTCGGATTCCATCATAACCAAATAAGGCATCAACGAATATTGAACAAACTCTCTGGATTGCTCTGATATATTATTGAAACTGGATTTTGTCAAGTCTCTTAATAAGTGTGGAGGTAAATTAAACAGTCGAGCAATTTCACTAATTGAGAACTCTCTGGATTTGAGGAACTGTGAAGCCTCGTTTGACAAGGATATCTGTTGAAACTTTAGACCCTCTTCAAGGACCATTGTTTTATTTGAATCATTTACATTTGTATAATTTTCTTTGAAAGATGTTTTTAGTCTGTCAATTGCTTCATCTGATAAATGTCTGTCAGTAGATAAAACTCCACTCACTTTTGCACCATTTCCAAAAAAAGAATTTCCATATCTTTCTAAAGCCAAACCATATCCAATTGCATTTGCTCCAACATCAATTGGAGAAATTCCCATCAATCCATCTTTTGACATCATCTTAAAATGCAAGATATCATACTGGTCCAGAACCCCTCCTTCTTCTAATTCATAGAATATTGCATCATCATTTATTATGATTTTAACTTTAGATGCTTCCAAAGGAATCAATTCAACTGGTCTTGCTCCTCCATTTCTTTTTATAAAAACATAAGAATTTCCCCTCGTTAACAAATCAATCATACACTTTTGAATAAAGGTGTAAGTTGTCATATTTTCATTTGGTTTGCTATGTATTAAATTATAAAGTTGATGTTTACTAGCAAGAACTTTATTTCCATTTTTGTCAATCTCATAAACTTGTAAAGGTAATTGAGCAACTGATTCAGAAAGAATCCTTATTGCAGCAAAAACAGCTGTGAAATTCATTGCAGATTCATCTGTAACCATCACTCCAGCTGTTGAGCCTCTTGTAGTCATTGAGGCTAAAAAATTATTGTAGCGTTTTTCGTTTGCAGAAAAAACCCTTTTGATTGAATCAAAAATTCCCATAGATAGTCCGAGTTAAAGCAAACAATTATACAAATAATAAATGTTATCTTTGTGAAGCTTTGTTTCGATTTTTTCTGTTTTTTGTAACTCTGAAACTATCATAAGAACTATATCTTCTTTTTCCAAAGTTTTGTTCATATTCTTTTTCAACTCTTTCATATGCTTGTACATATGTTTTACTTGATTTGCAATATTTGTGAAACCTATTTTCGAAGCCACTTGCAGAAAGCAAAGCAAGAATTTCTAATTCAATTTTTATCATATTTAAAAACTTAAAATTCCTCTGTCATTGTAAACTGATTCTCCTGGAGATTCATCTGTCATCATTTCTCCAAGAGCCATCACTAAAGCAACCATTCCATCAACTTTCTCACTGGACTTTGCTTTGTTTATTTTTATATTCTGAGCTGGGTCTGTTTGCAATTGTACGTTCTCACACATCCATCTTAACACTGGATTTTTTAAATGATTTATTTCTCTTTTCAAAACCAACTTTTCTAGTTCTTTGCAAGGAGCACTCATTGAGCGATAACCTTGACCAAATTGACTCATTGGGATTCCATCATTTTGACTTAGTTGGATTATCAGTTGGCTAGAGTTCCATCTATCAAAAGCAATGGATTGAACATCATACAAATCAACAATCTCATTGATATCTTTTCTGATATATTCATAGTCTTGAACATCTCCTTCTGTCGCTTTTATATAACCATCTTGAATCCATTCATCATAT